CCCTAAAACAAACCAATACCGGACCTCAATATGTAGCTAATAAACCCGTACCAGTATCATCCAATATCAATTGGTACGCCCTAGGTACAGTCTTTAACTCGTATGACCCTAACAATAATTCAAATGTGAAAGCCCGTACATTACGCAAAGTAGGTATCACGAACAACAACGCGAAAACAATTCAATATGGTAAAGGTCGTAGATTTACAAGGAAACGTTCCCTTCAATAAGGTCTATCCAACCCTTAATATTATTTGGATTATAGATTGAAAAATTCCAAGAAAGCTGTTTCATTAAGGCCTTGTATGTCTCTCCACGTGTACCGTGTTTTTCGGTCACAAGGTCAATTTGAGTTAATCCCTGTTTAATGCTATCACCCTCATAATAATAGCCGTATTTTGATAATCTAGGAAAATTATGTATAACTGGAAATCCCATTAATAGATGCTCAAAAAAGATATAATTATATTCGTTATTCACTGTATGTTGTATTAAAATATTACTTTTCAAATTAGTTGCCAAAGTCCTTGTATCCATACGTTGTACAAGTTTTAGTTTACCAGCCTTATAAATATCTAGAGTAGGCAAAACAGTTGACTTAAAATATGCCGACTCTAAAAGTTTGGCACCATTCACAACCAAAACCTCTTGAACCTTTTCTGGACTACGTCTGTAATAAGCTTCACATATCATAATAGGAATAAGTGAACACTTTTGAAAAGAAATATTAGGTTCAATAATTGTAAAACTGTAAGGTGCAAAAGGTTTATGCACATAAGTATCAGCTAAGTCATTAATAAATAACGGTTCCCATACATAGGGTGTAACAAACACGGCAGGATAAACCTTATTAATGGCAGCTGCATATTCCTGGTGAAAATCATAATGAGATGATACCAGTATTGTATCAATTTCACCGACTAAATGATGACAGAAATTTGTAGTAGGATTAAACATAGGAATTTCAATATCAATATTCAAAATATTACCCAAATATAATTTAAACATTCGTGCACCTGATTTCTTAAAAATTTCGCGAATCTGTTGTCCACAGGACATACCCATTTCAATATAGGCGTATATTTTGAAGGGTTTGACTACCCATTCATTTGCATCAATGGTTCTAAAATTTGTAAATAGTTTTGATTCTGCATGTTTTTTGTTATCATCGACTAATAGAAAGGGGCAATATCCAGCAATTTCAAATAGTTTATACAGCATAAAAATATTTTGAAATAATCCATTAGTCCATAGTTGTGCTTCTTCCATTCTGATAGAGGTCAAAAAGATGGGCTTTATAGGTTCGAAAGGTACAGAGTTCAAGTCCACATGTGGGTCCAAAACTGGTTGAACGTCGGTACCTTTCACGTCGCCAATGGCCTTCATTAATTTAATTCATCATGAAACCCTTAGGCCGTACCTTAGGCCGTACCTTAGGTTGTAACATAGTGAAAACATTTTATGGGGTAAAAATGAACACAATAGTCTATAAAAAAACATACAAAAGAAAAAAATTATGGTATCATACAAACAAAGCCATATAGATATTAAGAACCTGAGTCCAGCCCTCTTAGACACAGAAGTTAAGGTCAATGGATGGGTCAGAAATACACGTATTCAGGCCTCCTTGGCCTTTATTGAGGTTTATGATGGCTCAACTTCCAAGACGACCCAACTTATTACAGAAGACCCTGCACATTTTGACCAACTCAATAGTCTAAGTGTTGGTTCAGCTATTTCAGTATTAGGTAAGGTGACGCAGCATCCTACAAAGGCTGACCAGGTTGAAATCAGAATTCTAGAAATTCTGTATGCCAGTAAGATTCACGACCCTCTTCACAATCCACTCAATGCAAAGAAGACCAGTCTGGAAATGCTAAGGGACCACCAGGATAGTCGCGTTAAGACGCGCACCTTTAATGCGGTCTTTCGTATTCGCGCAGGTCTTTCAAAGGCTACCCATGATTACTTTCATAGTAAGGGTTATCACCATCTAAATCCCAACATTATTACGACCAGTGACTGTGAAGGAGGTGGTGAAGTATTTACGATTACGAATCTATTGGGCAAGTCTACAACCACTATTCCAATCAAGCCCGAAACCTTAAATACCATTGATTATAGCAAGGATTTCTTTGAGAAACAGGCCTTTCTTACCGTATCCAGTCAGCTACAGTTAGAGCTCCTATGCGCCGGCCTAGGTAAGGTATGGACCAGTAACAAGAGCTTTCGTAGTGAAAAATCTAGAACAACTAGACACTTGGCCGAATTTGAACACATTGAATGGGAAACCGCCTGGTCATCATTAGATGACCTGATGGACCAATCGGAAGAATACACACAGTATGTATTCAAATACGTTCTTACAAATCACAAGGATGACCTGGAGGAACTGAATAAGTTCACTAGCAAGGGCATCATTGATAAACTCACATCCTTTGTAAGTCAGCCATATAAGCGTATTACTTACACTGACGCCCTAAACACTATCAAGACACATGAGGACCAAATTAAAAATCTATACAAGCTGACAACTTTACCGCAATGGGGCGATGACCTAGGTTCAGAGTGTGAAAAGTATCTAGCAGACCATATCTATAAGCAACCCCTTTTCGTTTATAATTATCCAAAAACCTTGAAGTCTTTCTACATGATGGCAAATCCAGATAATCTTACCGTACAGGGTTGCGACTTGCTTGTCCCTAGCCTAGGTGAACTTATCGGCTCCTCAGTAAGGGAGCATGATTACGACCGCCTTATGCAGGTTGTTCAGGAGCGCAAGATGGACCCTGTCCCTCTTAAGTGGTATCTTGAACTAAGACGTAACGGCTCCACACCGACAGCTGGTGCTGGCCTAGGATTTGACCGTCTAGTACGCATTTGTACAGGTATGGAAAATATCAGGGATGCAGTACCCTTTCCAGTGGCGTATCAGGAATGTAGATTCTAATAAAATGAGTCTAAGGCCACCAAATATAAATAGAGTATATTTATGATGGTATCAAAATTCAACATTTTGACAACCCTACTTTATTTATCAATATATGCACAACAATATGATGACCGCCAGATAAGAATCCAATCAGTCCTTGAAAATAAGAAAATAGTTCTAGTGGGAGAATATTTCGATGAAGATAGTTATGTAATATATCCATATGAAAAAGTTATGGTCAACAACATATTTGCAGAAACTGCACTGACCCTACCGTTTCAAGATATAACCCTTTCAGAAAACTCTGCGCAAATGAGTTTCTACAATGATGAAACGTTTCTAGAATTTGACATACTTATGAAATGTGAACCAGATACAAAACCTTATAGAATCGAAAGTATTTCCGACAAAAAATACCATATATCACTAACACTTATGATGGAAAGCGCGTGCAATACAGATGCTTCATATAATCAGTATTTGGAGAAAAAACGATTCAAACAATATGTAGGTGCTATAGTATTTGTTGCTATGTTGTACATGTTTATAATTACATGTTTTAAATAAAAACGGTGAAAATTTAATCAGACCCTTTATTAAGATTCTGATTAAAAATATATGGATAACTGGAATCCTATTTATGAATCTACAAATACTTTAAAGACTATTTATAAAACAAACACAAAATTACTTATAATATATAAACAACGCATAAAAGATATGGTAGAATATGATGAAAGTCTGATTACATTATATAAAAATAATTTAAAATTATACGAAGAACGGTTATGTGGCTCTTTATATGAACTAATGAGAAGGGGTGAAAATACCTAAATAAATAAGACTCTATAAATACAGTTAGACCCCAACCTATGGAAAAACTACGACTAAGATTGGACGAACTTAGACGTCGTCAAAAAATAGCTCATTTATTTGTATCTTATAAGAGAAAATACGCAGAGTGTCGTCCTGAATGTGTTCACCTATTGATACATTCCTATTCACAGAATAGTGATTTTATAAATTTATTTGAAGAGTATCTATTCTGTCCCTCAAAATATAATACAGAAACAATAGAAAAAGAACTGAAAGAAATATCATATAAATATGTATCGTTACTACATGACACTCTATTTGAAAGTGGTGACCCAACAACTTACGATGTTTGAGAAACTGATAAAAGATGACATTAAGAAAATACAATATCATAGATTAAAAATGACACATCTTGTTAATGTCCAGCTGTATTTACCGAACGGTGAAAAGGCAGAGCAACAAACAGTAAGCAAGACAACCACACTTAGAATGATTATTAAAAAAACAAATCTTCAATTATCTGATGTAGTAGTATTTACAGGTGCTCCTGAAGATGATTATAATACACCCTTAGTGAATCTAGATGCAACTTTGGAAGATGTAAATATGTGTTGTTCTGATAAATCTTATGTAGCAAATATCAGTATATTTAATGTATTAGATATTTCTAAATATGATTTTGAACTCTATGATATGTATTGCGAATCAATTGATTTAATTAATAAACATATTAGTGAATAGTAATATGACTACTTCAGAAAAAGTCGTTGGCGTTGGCGCTATTCTAGCGTTTTTTACAGCAACAGTATACTATGCATTTTCATCAACACCTTGGTTAGCCCTTATACCCGGAATAGCTTCTATAGCATATTGGAACATATTACATGATAAAACGAATGTGGAGATGTATCGTTATGCAGATTGGTTTCTCACAACGCCATTAATGTTACTTGCTGTTTTAAGACAAAATAATGTAACCTCAAGTTACACAAATATAGTTCTTATCTTGGATACAATGATGATTGGATGTGGCTATTTCGGAATTAAGGAATTAGATAAAACCAAAAAACTTCTTTGGTTTATTGTCGGTTTAGTCCTTTTATTACCCATACTTCACGTGTTATACAATTTACCAATTGAAAAATCTGCAGCAATGTTTTTACTTTGTACCTGGTGTATCTATCCAATCATTTGGCTCTCACGCAATAATAATGTATTACGCGATGATGTAACTAATGTATCATATACAGTTTTAGATATTGTCTCTAAAATTGGTTTATTAAGTAATATGCATATTTAGAATTTTAAGAATTTAATATTGATAATTTAGGGCATAGTACAGATGAACAATATATTTATTTTTCTTACGATTTTTTCACAATTTTTAATGGGTATTTATTCATGGTTAATTAAAACAGTTCCAACAAATATTTCAACACACATGTTGGTCAGAATGTTAACATATTCGTCAGCAGCCCTAATCTTTGGTTTATCTAGTGGACATCTAACATCACTGTCATTCTTTCACTTAATAACATTGGGTCTATTAAACGCAATTCATATATTTTCATCGTATTTTGCATATCAACAATTGCCTACGACAGTGTCAATCCCTCTATTTTATCTATACCCCTTTATAAATGTACTCTTCTCATCCCTAATTCTTAAAAATACATTTAATTTTGCTACAATTCCTTGGTTAATATTATCTTTTATCGGAACAATTCTAATTATATTTCAATCAGGAAATATATCATTTAGCATACCCGGATTAATTTCAATTCTTATAGCGACCATAACAGAATCAATCATATATATTGTTTTCAAATCGAAATACGAACCAACAGCGTTTCAAGGAATCTTTCATTTATATTTTGGAGGATTAATTGCAATTTTAGTGGCCCGCGCTACAAATTTAATTGAGCCTTTTGACCTAAAATTAGAAACATGGAAGCCCTTATTATTTTTTAATTTATTAGTTGGATTTATAGCCTTTAGTATATTAACTTATAGTATTCCAAATTTACCAACCGAAATATTTGCAGCGCTTGCTTTTTTTGGAGTTATTTCAGCCTTTGTATTTGGAGAATTAGGTAAAGAAAAAACCCCGTCAATATATACATATATAGGAGCGTCATTGATAGTAATCAGTGCATCTGTTATTAGATATCTAAAA